AATAGAGAATGTAAGTTAATCAGAGTTGTCCTTTCGTGACCTCCATAAAACTTGCTATAATGTGCACCTGATTGGCAGCATTGGCTTGAACTTTAAGAACATCACTTTCTTGCAGAACTAAAGGTTGAGTCAATAATTCTGTTGTTGTGTTTGTAGCAACACTCTTTGCTTTGAATACTTCAAAAGTTGCAGCGCCTCGGACAACTTCAACATCAACTAAAGTTGTTGAACCAGAGTCATTACAAATTAAAAGAGATTTTACTACATCCGTAGTAGGCGGAACAGGTGGTGTTGCACCAGCATCAGCCGTAGGAACTGTTATAATAGTTGTTAAATCTGTTGTGGTGATATCCACCATTGCGCTTTTAAATACATTAGCCAAGGAAAAAAGCCTCCGACTGTGATTCTTCTTTTAAATCTTGTTGGTAGTTTGTATTAAGTAAAAAAATTATTTGATCTAGTAACTGAATCATTTGATCAAATTGACTAGCATCATATTCTGGAGTCGCATTTGGTAATCGTGTGATTGTTATTCTAGCCATTATCTTCTTCCGTCTGGTCTAAGTTGTAACTTTGTAGACCCAAGTCTCCAAGCTGTGTCATCAACTGTGTTGGTTTCATATTTAATTTTAACCGCTCTACCTCTACCTCTTACATCAATTTTTTCCGTGGTGCTAGTAATACTCCCTGTTGTTGTTACGTTAGCTGCAGATTGTGGATACTGTTCAAGAGTTAAAGTAGCTGTCATTGTATTAGCAAGATTATCAAAATCAGGAACTAACCTACTAACTGACATGAGCTCATCACCATCAGCAATTTCAACAGATCCAGTTGTTAAGAAAGCAGAAATAGCTGTGCCGTCTGCTTGATTATTGCCTGACTCATGTTCGTAAATATAAGAAGCTCCTGCTGTTAAACCTAATATAGTAGATACATTTGCTGTTATAGAAGCATCATATTCTGTAGCAATAGGATTTTCATATACATAAGCACCAAGCCAAGTTGTTCTTCCAAGATTAACAGTGTACCAAGTATTTTCTAAATAATTATAGGCAACGCCTCTGTCTATCGCTGTAGCGTTTGCTGAAGGATAGTACCAAATAATTTCATTAAAAGCTGTATTAATACCACATGTTATATCATTTCTGTTTGTGTAACTTAAATCATCAAATACATAATCCTGTACAGAACATGGCATTTTTTTGACAACACCATCATACATGTAAAAAGAATTATCAGACATCCAGTATGCTCTACCATTTATTTCAACTGCAGCATGTTGTGCTATTAATCCACAGTTTGCACCAAGTTGTCTCAAACCAAAAGTAAAAGGTGTACCAACAAATTGAATACCGTGAAGAGATGTATCTGTCCAAGTAAGTATTTGACCTGATGATTTAACTGCGCCTACTATTCTAGAACCATCAGATATACGTAGTGAACCAGCTTCGTTTGTTGCAACTGGTGTATACTCTGTAGCATCTTCTCGATCAGAAAAACGAAATAATAAATCATCCTGAGTAGCAGCATTACCTATTGTTGTTTCTGTACCAAAAATCATTAAATGTCTTGTATCAGTAGAAACTAAACTAAATCTAGAAGCAGTAGGAGCATTAGACAAGGCTGTAGCTCTTGCAGCTATTGCACCAGAAAGATCTTTAATATAAGTGCTAGCGTTTAATACGGTTGCAATTAAATCTTCACCAAAATTATCTAATGACCAAGTACGTGCAGCAACAGTAACATCTGAAGAGGTGCTTGGTTCATTCCACTTACCAGCACTCCAAGTGTCCGTGCCCCATCCATAACCATAAGTTGATGCAGTCTCCCCAATGTTAATTTGATAATTAGCATTACCTGATCCTCCTCCACCAGAAGTAGATCCAGAAGCTGCGCTAGTGTGTGTTACTTTGTAAGTATTAGAGTCAACATACGTTGTAATTTCAAACTCATTATTCATATCTAAACCATCTATTGCAGAGAATGAATCAAAGGTAACAAAGTCTCCTTCTATAGCTCCATGACTTGCGTCAGTGACAGTTACTGTTGTTGTCCCATTTGTTGTAAAAGGATTAGTTAAAGCCGCTGTTTCTCTAATAGGTGTAATGTCATAAAGAGCACTACCCGAGAACAAATATAATTTTCTATCAGTGCCTAAAGCAAGATATCTGGTTCCATCTAAACCAATCCAGCTATGTGTATCACGGACCACGCCCACAACAGTTTTATTTGGATCTGGTAGATAAGACCAACCTTTCCATCTTTCAGGCTTTCCGTAGTGAAAACGTACAAGATTTGAGTCAACATACTTACGTTGATCTCCTGCTGAGTAAGCGGTATCTTGTTTATCAATGCCTGGTTGGAACTTTAAATCTACGAGTTTCATGGGCGATTATTCTAACCTATTTTGCTTAAAAGCTAAAGATCAATTTCTGGTTCAAACCATATAATAATAGCAAATCTTGGTGTTACATTTTCGGCTGTATATAATAAAGGTGAATGATGTGTATCATGCCCATTAAAAAGAACGGCTCTATTAGGATAACAGCCTACGGCTGTATTCAAATTTAAAACATCCCCACGGGATTCGTAAAAACCAGTTCCAGCGTTCATATGTGAATCACCATGTAAGTAAATAATTAAATGTTTTTCTGTTGGAAATTTTAATTTATCTACATGAGGGGTAGGTTCTTTTGTGGCTACAAGAGTAAAAGCAGCCAAATGTAAATTTTTTATACTCATATTAAAATGTTTTACGATAGATTTTTCTATGTCTTTTAACAAATTATCATTTTCAAAAATTTGATTTGTATAAAAAAAATGTTCATTATATACTTTATTATTAAAGCTATATTTAATTTTGTCATCATAATTTAAAGTTGTGCAATAAACAGACAATTTATCAAATAAATCTTTTGGTAAAAAATTATCTTTAATTTGTAAATCTAAATTCATTTTTTCTCCTGCGGTGTAAATTGAGTGGCTACGTTGCCTTTGAATGAGTAATTACCCATGTGAGTCATACCACTAATAATATCAGCGTATATTTTACCGCCTATTTTTTGCCATAAACGACAAAAAGCATAATCTTCGGATAAATATCTTTTAGTATCTGGCTCAATCATCGTGTCAAAAAAGGCATAGTTCCAATCAGAAGTGTCGTGATAGCCAAATGTTTTATCATGAGGATCTCCTAAATGTTGATCAGATTTAAATCTAAGATTTGGATAAGCTAAAGCCATTTTTTTAAACACGTTTCTTTTAATTAACATGAAACCTGTTGCGCCATCTAAAACTTCAATAAATCCTTTTTTTACCATTACTTTATTTGGATTTTTAACATTTAAATTATATTGTAAAGATGCTGCGTGTAATTCATCTTCTTTAATATTTGGATTTTCCTTTACTCTTCTAATGGCTTTTGTCCAATCAATTACCTTTCGTGGATAAACTCCCGTTACCACATCTTCATCTAAATCTAACATGCGAAACACTGACTCGGGATTAAAAGCTAAATCAGCATCAATAAACAAAAGATGAGTATAATCTTCATTATCCATAAACAATTGCACTAATGTATTACGAGCTCTTGTTACTAAAGACTCATTGCCAATAGTTCCAAATTGTAATTCTACTTTTTTACTAGCAGCTAAAGCTGTAAGCTGTAAACAACTTTTAAAGTAATCTGCTGTAAGCATGTTGCCATAACAAGGTGTGCCAATAAAAATTTTATGTGTCATGACAAAAATTAGACATTATGTATCTTGGTGTTGAATTACCAGCAAACTGCAAAGGACAGTGATGTATGCTAGGGTTAAAAAGAATAGCTCTATTTTCTTTAAAACCTATATGTGTATGAAGTTGATATTGATCATTAAATTTTTCATAAAATCCTGTCCCGTTATTGATTAATTTATCTCCTACAAGATATATTAAACAATTGTATGCGCAAACATCATGATGAGGAATAGCAGGTGTATTAGGAAAACTTAAAAAATAATAAGATTCTATTCTTTTTACAGTGTAGTCAAAATATTTTTTAATATTTTTTTTTGTTTCTAAGACGCATTTACTATCTAAAAGCAGTTGAACATGATGATAAGTTTTTTGATGTTCTCCACGTTGAGAGTCGTCGGAGGACTTTTTATAAACATCACTGTGTCTAGGTTTAAATTCAGATGAAAGGACTTCGTTTTGTATTATTTGAAATATTTCTTTATCAAAAAAATTATCTTGAACATAAATACTTTTTTTATTTTTCACTATAACTCTCTGTCAAAAGGTGATGGATTATTAACTGGTTTAAACTCTGTACTATATTCACCATTAAAATTAACAGCCATGGTAATTCTTGTATCATCACTTGTATTTGCTGATACGGAATGTGATTGACAACCTGAAAAAACAATAACACTACCTTCTTTAGGTGTAACCATTTTAATATTAGAATCTTGATTTTCTTTTTGTAATCTAAATCTATCATCTCTATGAAAAAAAAATTCACTAGGAGAGTTTTCTACTTTAACAAAATAAACAGCAGAAAGTAAACAATTATGAATATGTACATTTGCATATTGATTTTTTTCATACCAATTTACCCAACAATTCATCGCATTCATTCTTGTTGGAACTTCCCAACCATCATTTCTAATACTTTGTATTATGATATTTTTTATAATATTTTGTGTTTCGAAAGCAGCAAAATACCTACAATGAGAATCCCACGGTGTTTTATGTGCTTGCACAGGTTTATCTTCTTTATTTTCTATAGAAAATTTATGAATACTTTTATTTTTTTCTACCTTTATTATTTCTTCTAATTGTTTTTTCCAATGCTCATGATCAGGCATCATAAAAGACCACATATAATCTGTAAATATTTCCTGTTTATCTACGTTTACTTGCATACGATACCTCTAAATATTCTATTTTTTTTATCCACCCTTGTGGTATTGCAATAGCACCACCTCCTGTAATGTCTTCTTTGTCTTTACTGTAAGAGCGCATAATAATTATTTTTTCTTCACCATTATGAACCATCCACCCTACTTCTTGACACACGGCCAACGGAGCAGAAACAACTTCTTTAATATCAAGCCAACCTGTTTCTGTATCACGAGCATCTAACCACGTAACACGAACCATGGGTGTTTTGTTAATGTCAAACATTAGTTATCTAATGGTTGTGGCTCGTCTTTTTTTATTAAATGTAAGTTAAAAGACACCGATCTTCTCTCTTCATTTTTTGTTCTAAATGGATATACGCCGTGTGCTAACCAGTTTGGAAACAAAAATATATCACCAACCTTTGGTGACTCTTGATGTTTGTGACCACTGAACGTAGCAGCTTGACCATTGAACCAACATATATCACCTACTGTTGGATAGTGATCTTCTTTTGCATACTCCTCTGGTAAACTTTTTGGTACTCGTAAATAACATACACCAGATAGTTGACCTTCATGTATGTGAAAAGGATTAAAGTCTCCAGCCCATTGGCTCACGGACCACATAGATTCAATGACCATCTTACCTACAAACTCTGGTCTAATTGTTTCACTTGCTGGCGGTATAGAAATATAATTCTTAACCATTTCACCAATCAATTGTACCATTGGTAAAAATTCTTCTGTGTTCATCCAGTCTTGTGGAAAACGAACTTCTTGTTTAACATTACCTGCTAAATTACCTGAATGATCAAACTCTTTAGATAACTTCTTATCGGTTAACATCTCTGTTGCTTTATCATCAAGCATTTTGGTAATGAAATCAGGCATTCTGCCTCTCATTATTGTAGGACCAAAAGGTCTAATAGTATCAAATTTTAAAACTTGTTCGGAAGATTGTTTCTTCTTAGGCATGACATCCCTTTCATTCTTTTTAAATATCTATTGTCATATAGCAAATATTTGCCTATAAATATAGGATTAAATACTTGGCTTAATTACAAGGGCAGCCTCCTTGCATTATACAACAATCATGATTTGCAAA